CGCACGTTTCGAGAGGTTGCCACATCACACATTATAACACGCCGGGACAGCTCCGCAGGTTGGCATACCCACGAATATGATACAATACCTATCACACTTCTGTTCATGTGGAAAATCCAACATCCGCTAAGCGGGAACCTGCCTATTAGAACAGGCTCGTTATACAGTAAAAAAAACAACAAACTGTTAACGATTACTTCTTTGCTTTATCCCCCTTCCCTTTTGGGGTCGGGTTCGTCTTCTCATCCTTTGAGAGATCCAAAGAAGGTGGCGCAGGCTTACCTCCTGCCGCCTCTGATGTCGTTGCTTTAACCGGAGATGGGGGCTCCGAGGTTCTCATTAAACCCACAACATCATCCCCCATTAAGACTTTCTTCAATTTACTTAAAATGCGCGGATCACACATCAATTGGGAAATAACATTATAATCAAATTTTTCCTCAATTTTCAATCGTCGCTTACGATTGGTTTCTGTAATGGGGCCGGAAAAACCATTTGCCCACCCAACAAACACAGCTGTACACTCAACTGTGTCCCCATTACCTACTCCCGTTGGAGCTGTGAAATCCACGCTGGGTGCCACCGCTGGGAATGCAGTTGTCTGAATCATCACCTGCTGCATTGCCTGGCCCCCTGTGAAAGCTTTTGCATAATTATCACCAGTGGAACAATATCCAACAACTGGTGTACATGAAGTAAAAGTTGGGGCTGGTATATTCGTTGTATATGTGCCAGCCACAGCTTTATAAACAATCGTTATTAGGAAATATGCTGACGGAAATTCAACAGTATTTCCAAACATTACCCAGCTCGGATTAGTTGATCCACTATTTATAAATTCATGACTAATACGACCATCTGAACTTATTTGCACAATCGTGCTTGGTGGAGGCCCAGGAACAGAGAGAGTCATACGCGCGTGAACTGAATCACCTGTATTTGGCATCTCCCCATCCTGCGGTATCCATGGATCAAATAACAACATATCAATATCAATAAAAATATCAAATGTACGGGCAACAGTAAATCCTTCATAATAAATATACAAGTTGCCAACATCATATTCTCTGATATCCGTGCCAGAGGGTTGCGACCCTGTTCTCGTATAATAACGATTCTTTTGTTTAACAGCATCAAACTCCGTTGTAATCGAGTTTCTCAACCACGCTTGTGCTCGCGATGCTCGGGAATGTTGCATCATCATCATTGCTGATGACGGTGCTGACATCTCAGCATTATATTGAATGCTAACAAATGTTTCGCCATCTGCCGTCGCTGCATTTCGCGGCTCAATTCGCACCTTACACATTGGCCTCTTTCCATTTCGACCATATGATTCATATCGGCCTGCAATAACGCAGCCCCATGAATCAAATGTTACTAGAGCAGGGTTAATTGCGGTGTGATACATTTCTGTAAATTTCCCATCTGTTCCAGTGGTAAACGCTCCAATAAATGTAGAATGACGATGCTCTCTTCGTTTGGTTGGATTGGAATTCACTTGTTGTGTCCCAACCGCCAATGGAGCAGTCTTTCTCTGCACCGTTCGCATTTGCCCACTTTCACCTTTTAATTTTCGTGGTTTATTTTTATGCTGTTTCTTTTGATTGCCAGCATGCGCTTTATCACGCTGTGATTGCGCATGTCTTCGTGCAATCTCTTCCTTTGAAAGGTTGCCGCCTTTCTTTGATTTTCCCTTGCCTTTCGGCATGAGATGGTTTGTACAATTCTGTGTCACCACCTCAGTATTGACCATTTTCGACAATGGAATGACATCATCCTGTTCATCCCAATCAGCCAAAATGCCGTACCTGTTTGTCAAGGCCAGAAAATCCTTTGCATGCCTCTTTGTACCCCGATCTTCGAGTACAGGAGGTAGTGTGTACAGTCGCTCCAGTTCAGCATCTGTCTTCCAAACTGAATCAATCAACTTCATTGTTAATTGTGTGTCAGGGATCTCTCCCTTCAATTCATCCTTATACTCCTTGCGAATATAATTAATGAAATTCTCAATATCACGACGACATTGTACATCACCCCATGTCTCAATGCGCAGAGCATACGCACGCAAGAGCGTAAACCTAACATCATCAAACTCCTGCCCCCACATCAATGAGCACAATGCTTTCTCACGTTCCGGAACCGGAATCCACCACTTTTTATACTTTTCAAATCGGTGGGAGAGAAACTCACATTGTGCCAACGGGCGCGGGTCAAAACATGGACTTTTGGTAATCACACCAACCTTTGACCATTCTTCAGCAATATTGCGAGCATTAAACCAAGCAATAATCTTTTCAGCAACAGTAAAGGTATTATCATCTCCATTAAGCGCTGCTTCAACAAATTCCATAAAACATTCATAAGTTGCACACTCAGGTG